GCACGCTACAAGGTATTTGTTGTACTGATCCGTTATAAAAATAAAAACCATTTTTTGACATGTAGTAAACACCCTTCGGTGAATTACAAAATGCTTTTGGTCCAATAAGACCAGCGCCTTCATTAATTAAATTAATAGCAAAAGTAAGTGGTGGTCCAATAAAATTCATTGAATACAAAGATGTATCTGTCCAAATAAGTATTTCTTGTCTTGCTTTAAGACCACCAACGATTGATGAACCAGATGATAATCTTAACGATCCTGCTGTATTTGTTGCTAATGGCTCAAACTCTAACGGGTTTTCTTGATCGCTAAATGCCACAAGCATAGGATCTATTGTTCCTGTTCTTGAGCTGCCACTAATAGGATCTGCGCCTAAAACCACTAAGTGTCTGTCTGTTTCTGAGGTGATTACTTGCAAGGCTTTGGTAGGTACTAAGTTTGCGCCGCTTGTTGTAGCTAATTCAACCGCTCTCGTTTCAACACCATCATTTTCAACCCATCGGTATATGCCACTACCTCTTGGATTTATAATTAAATCTTCACCGTAATTATCGTGCGTCCATAATCTTAGTTGGTTAGAATCTGATAAAGCTGTAGATGAACCCCAGGCACCAGCACCCCAAGTACTTACACCCCAACCAGTTGATTGTAGATAAAACTCTAATCCAGAATTTATTTGGTATACTGCATCGGTTGCAGATCCACCGTTCCCAGAATCACTTGAATTTGCAGTTACGGTTGAGCCGCTTGTGTCTTTTGCAGTGATTTCATAAGTGTTTGTGCCTGTCACCAGACTGATTTGATATTCTTGATTTAAAACTACGGCTGTAACATTACCACCCAAACTAACCGCACTTGAAAAAGTAACAGAGTCTCCACTAACTGCGCCATGACCTGCATCGGTTACGGTAACAGTAGAAGATCCATCGGTTGCAGAAAAAGTTGCTGCGTTTGTAGTAGTTTTTCTTATTGGTGTGACATCATTATATGTGCCACCTTCTTCTATGTAATATTTATTAGTTGTGCCTATACCAAGATATTTTGTGCCACCTAGTGAGATCCAGGAGTGTAACCCCCTAGCAGAGCCTATTAATGTGTTGGTAGAATATTTTTCCCAACCACCAATTTTTTCTGCGCGACCTTTTCTAAACCTAATTTTATCACCGTCAACCCAACCGCCTTCGTTTGCGTAATCGGTTTCTTCCTTATTTATTCCAGGCTTAAAATTTAGTTTTGATAGCGGCATAATTTAATGTAAACATTGCTACTATTAAGCTAATCTTATAATTGCACCAGTTGCTGTAGCACTTGGGAAAACAATCGTAAAATCTCCAGCTGTAGATGTTTTGTCGCCGCCAAAATCTATAGCTGCAACAGCTTTATCAGAATTTGTGTCATTATAAATGAGACATCCTCTTGCTGTTACGGTTGCGTTACTAAAAGTTAAATCTGCAAAATCAACGATAGCAGTTGTACCAGAAGCTACTGGTGTTACGTTTGTTAATGCTGATCCTCCAGAACTATAGTTAGTACCACTAGCCTGTCCAGTTGTTGTAAATGCAGTTGTGCCAGCTCCTAGTGTAGCCGAGCTAGTATACAAAGCTAACTTAAAAGAGTTGCCACTTGATGCTGTAAAGTTGTGAGTGCCCACTAAAAGCTCTTGTTTAAAACTTGTACATATTGCCGATGTTATTGCCATTATAGCTCCTTTAATATTTTAGCCATGTCGCTGTGGCCTTGTTTTTCTAATAAATTTGCATAAGTCGTATTTTGCGACTTAATTGCATTTTTCATACTATGTAAGATTACAGTATAAACTTGATTTTGAAAAGCCAAAGCCTGCTGTTTGATATGCTCTGGAGCAGACTCAGAATAGTCGCATATTTTCTTTGTTGCCTGAGCCGCCCAAAACTCTGGATCATGTCCTTTGTTTTCAGTGGTTGTTACACCCACACTGCCTAATGCAAAATCGCTTTTTACACTCATCCTTTGTAGGGTTCTGGTGGAGCAATGTCTTCATTTATTTTTAAACCATGCTTTTCTAATTCATCATTTATTTCATCGTATGGTCCAATAATAAATTTACCTTCATGCGGTATTGCAACTAATGGTTTATCTAATCTATGAAAACCATACAGCTTTTCATTTGCTGGCACGTTTGAATCTAATACTGTAGATCTTCCGCTGATACCTATTAGTATGTCAGCTGCCATACACTTGCTAATCCAAAACTCAACACAAGCTCTACCAGCTTCTGCAAAGTGCATGTTTTCTTTGTAAGAAAAATCAATACCAAATAGATCTAACTGTCCTACTTTATTATGCAAGGCAAAAGCTATTGCATAAGCTACTGTATTGTTTAGATATGCACACTTTGTTGAGTTGCAGACATCTTCTAAAGGATACATAACTGGATTATTTATTCTCGGATCTAATTCACAAGTATAAACAGGCGCATCACAATTTGTTAAAACTTCACACATAACAGGTGTTTGTGAACCAGCATCATTACTATCAAAAAACCTGCTTGCAGGATCTAACATAAAAATTCTATCTGATGGGTAAACAGCTGCTGCTGAATTAATACACCATACCTCGTCCCAGGTACGGCCATTTTCTCTGCCTATGGCAAAATCAACTTGTGATATGCCAAGTCCTATTAGAGCAATTTTCTTGCCCTCTAAAGATTCTATTCTACTCATTAGCTTACGCTAGAGCGGACTGAATCGTATCGGTATTCGTCGCGTGTTCCACGACCTTCGGATGTATTTTTCATTCTGGCTACCGCCTCCTTAAAACGTCCCTCTAACTGCATAATAACGTCAGATGGCTCTTTAAGAAAAATTGCACCCTCAACCAAAGAACCATACAACAAAGCGTCAGAATAGTCTGTGGATAAGAATGTCGTGCCAGAGTCGCTACCAGCAGTCAATGAGACTGGTTTATGTAAATAATGAAGTTCAATCGTATAGTCCGAATCGGGCATAGGTGAAACTTCAAATGCTGAATCATCAAATAATGAGTAATATTTTGGCTTGGCCCTTGTGGTACCAGAAGAATATTCCTTAATAAATGAAGGATGTTTAAAGTCTAAGTAATCGTATGTGTCTGAGCTTATTACAGCCAAACTCATAGGAGCATAGAAATCTGTTGGTGTAGCCAAAAATCTGTTGCCAGTGGTTACTGTGCCCTGGACGTTTTTTCTTTGTTCTGGTAATTGAACAAATGAAAATATACGATCCTCAGCTTCTTGAATAAAAGTTGGTAATTCGTTTGTAAACGTAGTTTCTGATACTTCTAAATAATCTTGTATTGCAGTTTTTAATGTGCTGTATGTAAAACTCATGTTGTCACCGTTACCTCGCCTACGTTTGTTGTAACTGAAAAAGTTGTAAGAACTGTTCCCAGTTTACCGTCTCCAACATTAGTATAAACTAAAAATTTTGAATTATCGTCAGCTTTATCTGGTCTAGCATTTTTTACAGCTTGTGGATCATCTGGAGCTGGCTTTGGTTCTAACTGTGGATGTTTAGGATCCCATTGATCTGGGCCGACTAATAACCCATCCCAAGTTTTACGCATGTCCTGGAGTTTATATCTAAAACCAGATATATCACAAATGCCATAAGAAAATTTACCAGATGCAAAAGCCATTATGCGTTGTTATAACTCCTCAGACTAGGCGATACTCTAAATGATGCTCTGTCTTCGTCTGTAGATAAAGCTCTTTGGAACTCTTCTTCATATAAACTTTTTAACATGCTGGTTCTATCTGGAGCTCTTTTCAATGAAATGTAATAAGCTAGGCCAGCTGCTAAACATGGATAAAACCTAAATGGCATGTCCATGGTATTTGCACCAGCGTCGGCATCATCCATTCTTGTAAGAACATTCATGTAAACCGTATAGGTGCTAGTTTTATCTGGTACGGGCCATACTGTTAATGTTGGTGTAGTTTGCTTATCTATTAAAAATTGATTTGGCTTACCTGTGCTTGATTTTGTTGTTATGTGTGAATACTCAGCTCTACTTAATCTGGTCATTGGAAGGTCTGTTGTTTCGGATCCTTGAGTTTCTCTTATGTAAACGTCCAGAACATCAATTGGAGCTGTAGCGTTGGTGCTATCTATATTATATGTGCTAGTTCCTTGAACCATAGCAACTGTTTTTTCTTTGACAGTCCATTGGTTTAGGCCTCTGTTGGCCCACTCTGCAAGCATTAAGTTCAGACTTCTGTTTGCGCTTTTGAGATCATAACCAGTACGAAGTTCAAGGCCACAACGCTCAAACGCTTCTTCAACGTAATCCGCTACATCTAATTCAAAGTCTTTGCTTCCAGATAATGCCATAATTACTCTCTATCTTCGTTCGAGGCATACAAATTGTCAAATGTCTTGACTGGATCTGTATAGCTCTCGTGTGCCTCAGCAGAATGGATCCATTGTGATGGTGCAAAATCTGGTGCGCCTTCACCCGTTCTCCATAAAGCTGGATTAGTTGCTCTTACTCTATTATTAGGTAGAGCTACAAAATTGCCAGTATATTCACCAGCATCCGTCAAATATAACACATGTGACTGTTTATGTTGAGCAGGATCATCTGCTATTGAGTGATCGGTATAATCAACTGTAAACATATATTTGCCCAAATGAAACTCACCGTCTATTTTACAATACCAGGGACTTGAGCTAACTCTGTCTAAAGAAACCACACTATGATGATGGCTTAGACAATCCCATGGTTGAGCTAAATGATCTTCCATAGGCTTAGGCCACTCATGCAAAGGAACGTCTGCTATAAGAGCTTGTATAGGCATCCTGGCCCACATAGCTCCACCGTGTACGTTATCATCTGGATAACCCTCAAAATCGGTTTCGCATCCAGTAAAAACTACCTGGAAGGACAAAGATCTATCTGGAATCGTGTTTACTGCTATAACCAAAGCATGTAAATATTCACCATGACCATGTTGATGGTTGGTTGTAAATTCTTTTCGCACCCAGCATTTAAACTGCGGGATATTTGATATTAAATACGCCACCTTATTTAATATTAAAAACTAAACTTTGCCGCCTTTAGCTTTGTATTTGGTTCCTTTGACAGCTCCACCTAGTTTCATCATTACTGATTTAGGCATGTTGCCCATACCAGGATTAGCTTTCATTTCACTCATTAGTGCAGCACCACCTTTGGCCGTATACTTGGTGCTTTTATTAGCGCCACCACCAGCTCTATACTTAGTTCCTTTCATTTTTAACTCCTTCCAAACAATCCCATGTTTGAACTTT